CTCAAATACGGTAGGGGTTTCTGTTGGAAAGTCTAATTCTACCCAAATATAATTGCCACTCATATCACGGATATTTGTGACCTTTTCCCGTGTCGTTAATCTGTCTTCGGTTCTAACTTGAATTATTTGATCGTTAACATATTTGTTATTAAATATCTGTTTATCGCTACTTCTGGTAGTTGCCGAGTTACTTATAACGCCTTTAGCATGGCAGTCTACGCTTTTGTAAAATAACCATTCTTTTTTAATAGCGCCAGTATCTGGATCTTGTGTGTCTAACTGTCTATACACATCCAGTTTCATTGGTAGAACGGACTGGATTAGGTCTTGCATTAAACAACAACCATTCCATTTATGACATATGGATTAAGCAGTTGATCTGCATATGCATTTCCTGTTCCACGGTATGCGTTTGAATCATATTCAAATTGCCAGTCAAATGTTTGAATGTTTTTAACGTATTTGTTTTTCCAAATGTTATCTTTGGCAAAGTAGTCTTTCATTAGCTCTACGCAAGCTTGTTGGACATTTCCTGGAACTTCATTCCAGCCATACTTTCCAACTATTTTATATCTAACATTTTTTGCAAAAGCGCCATTTATATTATCATTAATTGTTGGGGGCACCATTCCATTAGCAACATAAACTGTATTATCAATTAGGTAAGTTCTGTCTACTCTAATTCCGAATCCAGTTTCTGAAATAATTGGAGTATAGGTCCAGTTGTTTGTAACTGGATTTGTATTATTGTCTATTAATAAAATATCGTTTGAGTACAGTTGATAAATTGTATCTATTTTATATGGAAGCGGAAGAATGTCCGAATTCATTCCATAAACTACCTCAGTGTCATTATATAAATAAAATTCTTGATTAGTATATTCTTCAATAAGTTTACGTGCATATTTTTCTGCTACCTGTAATTCTCTGTAGGTCTTGTAATTTGGATCGCTTGGATCTGAACCAAAATTTAAATTATCTATTGTGTCTCCAAAATTTATATATGGAGTTACAACATCAACATATGCAATATGGGTTCCTGCAATAGAGTTAACTGTATAAGACCAGACAACTTTAAATTTTCTATTTCTTACAGAATAAGAAAATGGCAAGACTACCTGATAGGTTCCTATGTCTGTTTCTACAGGTGTTGCAGTAAGTGTTGTTAAAACAGTTGTTGGAAGAATTGCTGGACTAATAACAGGATCTTCTGTAATGTCATATATGGCAGCAGTTACGTTACTGTCGGCGGATACAAGCTCCCCCTCCCAATATATTTTTGTTTTAATTGGGGTGTTACTGTTTACATAAATCTCTGCCATATTAAGATTTTAATTAGCTATAAAAACTTTGTACCTCTGTTGGGTTAGCTAATCTAAAACCTTCCTCCTTATCAAAAATTGACTGCGCTTGATCCTTAGTCATTGCAACAAATGGGTGCTCTTTTGTAAAAGTAAATCCCATAATGTCATATCTAAAGTTTGGTCTAGTCATTTTGACTAAAACGCTATCCTCAGATAGTTCTTTCTTTGGATCAAATTTAACTGGTTGCTCTGGAGCTTCCTCTAAATTATCCTCAATGTCTTTAATTGTTTTTTGATACACGGCCCAGGTTACGCCTTCTTCTGAAAGTGCAGCAATAATGTCAGTCTTGTTTTTTAATTCTTCTGTATTTACACCGAAATCTTCGGCTACCTTTTTTAGTTCAGATATCTTTAATGTCTCAAATGACACAATAATCTCCTTTGTTCAAGTATATTTATTATAGCATTAAAGGAATTAAAGGGGAAGGGCATATAAATATAAAATAAGAAGGGCCTGGCAATAGCCAGGCCCAACTTAATTATTAAAGATTACTTATGAAGCAACCTTAACGTTCTTTACTACAACCCAAGCATCAGCTTGTTCGATTTGAACGCCTACACGAGTATACATTGTGTACTCGATAGAGTCCTTACGTGGCCAGAAGAATCGGTAAACAGTTACATCACGCTTGATACCAATAACTACGTTATTTGGGAATGTCAAGTGGATATCTCCGTGATTACCAGTCTCTCCTGAGTAGTCACCATCTTGTGCCTCTGGAAGAAGTGGAACTTCAACAATCGGAATACCGAATGCGAATGGTGCCACATATCCTGCAGGTCCACCTAGTGGTTGAACCTCTTGTCCACGGATAATGCTTGAAGCAATATCTTGTGGAATAGTCTGGTTTGTTCCAATGCTGTTAGCATATAGGAAGTCCTGAATTAAGTTTGATCCTGCTAGGAAGCGAAGATCTGAACGGCGTTGCTTGTACTTACGTGGAAGAGCCTTAAGAGCGCTGTTAAATACAGCACGGCTTACTGCAGCTCCACCAGCATCTACAACATGTCCATATTGCTTTGCCTTCTTTACTACACCGTCAAATGACTTGTACAAAGCATCTGATGTTAGAGCTGTATTTCCGTTAAGAACTACATCCTCAATATCATTTCCTGCTTGTGTTGCCATCATACGTGCAATGTGGTCTTCTAGATCTGGACCCTCAATGTTGTCTTCTAGAGACTCTGTTGATAGTTCCCAATCTAGGCGTAACTTCTTTGTTGTCAAAGAAATCTTTGAGAAAGATACTGCAGCGTTTGCTGAGGTATCATCTGCTTCTGTCGCAAGTTTCATAAGCTTCTCGCCTACGGACATACGATCAATTTCAGTTGTATCAGACTTCATTCTTACTGTACGTGCAACTTTACCAATTACGGTTGCGTCGAACATATAGTCTAAGAATCGAGCTGATTGCTCTGGATTCAGTAATCCACCCTCACCTTCGGAACCGATGTGTACGCCTGTGTTTGCTACTGCAGACCCAGTCATATTAGCAGTTACGTGAGTGTTAGCGGCTACTGATTTTTCTAATAGTTCATTACTCATAGTTTTACCTACCCTTTTTTTAATTGAAAATTTCCTGTACGGAACCGAGGAAAGAACCGTTCCATTTAGATTTTTTAATTGTTACTTCCTGAGACCCGCCAAGGTCTGAGGACTTCTTAATTGCAGTCTCTGATTCTACTGCATCGACACGCTTTTCTACACCGTTAATGGTGTTGCGTATTTCTGTTACAGCATTACTTAATGCTGTGTGTTTCTCTGCCAATTCTGAAATTCGGCCTTCAACGCTCTTGCTAAATGTCTCAACAGTCTCTTTGATTGTTGAAACCTGAACAGCATTTGCTTCAGAAGCTTTTGTTAAAGTTTCTGCGAAAAAGCCTTTTAGGTCACCTAGCATCTTTGCAAAATCAGGTTCATCAACCTCAACTTCTGATACGTCGGCTGCCTTTTCCAGAGTTTCGGCAGAAGCGTCTGCAACTGTATCTTCTACAGGTGCTGCTTCAACTGCTGCATCTTCTGCAACTGCTGGAGTTTCTACGGCTGTTTCTGGTGCTGCAACTTCTGCTGCTGCATCTTCTACAACTACGTTTTCTGTGTTTTCTGACACTTCATTACCTCCTTCTGCGTTTGCCTGTTTTGCAATTGTTTGTATTGCAGGCAACGGTAATCTTGACTTCTTAAATGAAGCAAGAATTCTATCTATCTCTTTTCCTTTATTAACATCTGAACTTTCTACCCAGCCAATTAGTTCCGCTAGTTTACCAGTTACTGGTGATTCATATGTTTTCTCTGTTGAGATAAAAACAGAGTCACTTTCTGAACAGTAAAAAATATTTTCTGTTACAACTTCTGCAGCCATTCCTTTAAATACTAGTTGTCCATTAACTTTTTGAATTGAAACAATGCTGCACAACTCATTTGCTGGAGAATCTACAATTGATAGCTCCATCAAATCATAGTCTTTAATAAATCTGACTGTCTTACCTGTTGACTTGTTTACTTCGTTGTCTGACTCAATGATCTTTCCGCCGATTGAGAAGCCTTGAAGTGTTCCGTCTAAAACTTTTTCCCATGTATCCTGGGCGCCCTTTGAAATATATGCATCTACATATACTCCGTTAAAAAATTCTTTTGTTGCTGGATCATAAAATGTTTCTGGTTTAAAAGAAACTACTTTACCTACTGCAACTGGTTGATGCATCTCACGGAGATTTCCTCTAAAGTTTTCAAAAGCTTTAAGGCTTGCATCTGCCGTTACTACATCGCCTGTTTGATCTAAATTATCTAGTGTGGCAAATCCAGAGACTGTTCTCTTTTCACGATTAACTTTTGTGAATGGAACAGATAAAGCAATATTATCGCCATTAGAAGACCAATTAGATTTTTCAATATTCATATGCTCAATTTTATACTTGTATACGTCAAAAGGCAAATAACTAGTTGCCTAATAATTAAGCGGTTACTCTACCCTCGCCTTTTGGATTTCTAGCCTCCCCAGAAATATCTGGAGAATTAGAATCCCTTTCCTGAGTTCTTTGACGAGAATTCATAGCCTGTGCAGTTTGTTCAGCAACCTGTTGTGGCTTTAATTGAACAATTGAGTCTCCCCCATCAATTGGAACCATACCTTTTCTAATTCGAACTTCATTAGGGGTAATTACCTGCATCCTTAAATATCTCTCATCTATCTTAGATTGAGTATCCTCGTCGGTCAAGGTTAGTTCATTAAATTTAATTAATAGGACATCTGTTTTTTCTTCAATTATTTTATTTAATTTCTTTTCTAAAATATCCTGTGCTGGACGGCATACCTGCTCTTTAAACATTTTATCTGAGTCTCTAGCTGAAGCTAAATTTACTCCTTCAGGTAATCCAATCTTGCTAATTGGAACTCTGTGGGCCAAAAGGATTTCATCTCTATTTGATTTACGGTAAATGTTAAATGAAGACTCTTGAGAGTTTGCCTCAATTGGTTCCATTTTAAATTCAACCTTTGAGTCTGGGCTATCAGCTGGAAGTGGGACATATAAAGATCTATGATTTTTGCCCTTTAATCCTACCTGGAAAAATTCTAATAATTTACGCTCTGACTCTGGAGCTAATTTAGCACCTTTAACTGTAATGATATATCTTGGGACCGCCTTGTTTTCAAAGTAGTCCAAGTTATACTTTCCAGCAAACTCATTCCCTGCCATAGCATTTTGTGCTGCAATAATATCTGGTATTCCATAGTAGTTATTCATTGGAGTATATTTCTTTAGGTGAATAATTTCATTTGGACGATCTGATCCATCTGCAATTGGGTTCTCAGTTTCTTGATCTCCGAAGTTTCTAAAGTATACTGCCTTGCCATAAAGCAATTGAATAAATCCATCACGAAGTCTGCGTACTCGCATTGTCTTTGCAGGAATATGACCAATGTATCCAATGTTGCCAGCAGTTGTTCTGCCTATTTCAATATAGCCATTCCCTGTTGCTTCTAAATCTACATAAGCCTTAATTAATGTTTCTGTAAATGTTTCTTCTTCATTTACTTCTTCTAGCCAAGAATCTAGATCTTGACGAAGTTTATTTAATTTACGACGTGCCCGCTCTAATTGTCTTTCATCTGAAATGCTGTCAAGGGCTTCGTTTGCCTTACGAGTTTCTACAAATGAAAATCCTAATCCAACAATGTTTGCAACCTTTGCATTAATTGCTGCATAGTTGTACGGAGATATTTCATAAATCCTAGAAAGATATTCTAAATTATAAGGAGGCTCGATAAGATCGAACATAGCATAGCCAGTTATTGCTTGTGCTAGTAAGTTTTGTTGTGTTGCCGTTCCTTCTTGACCCACAAATCTTTTTTGTAAATCTCTTGAAACTTTACGTTTAAATGATGAGCCTAGTCCATTAACTTTTTTTAATTCTGCGCCTTCAATTTTAAATGGATCATTTTCTACAACTGGTTTTTTATTAAATTTAATCCAGTCGGAATCGTTAGATATTAAAATTTCATTTGATGACTCTTCTTCATCGTTTATAAATTCCATTTATCTAGCTCCCTTTGCTGCTCTAACTTGATCCTTGTACTCACCAATATCTAGCGGATCTGGAGTTAAGCCCCATTTTAGTCTTTGGTTTTGATACTCAAATTCTTCATCATCAATTTTTCTACGTCCTGCTAAAAACTTTGGCTCTCCTCTATTTACGCCATAGTGGGCAACAGCTTTTCTAAGCATTTCAATCTTTTCTCTGTTTCCTTTTTTAGATGTCACAGAAAGATAATTTCCATCATCATCGCCAACCCATTTGCCGTCAATTTCCCACACATAAATTCCTAGGGTAGTTTCTTCTACTACAGATTGTTTAACTCTTTTAATATCCATTAGGTATTAATTTTACCATTCTTTTAGGTTAAAGTCCAGATTTTGTCCAAAGGTTTGACAAAGTTATACGTTTTGTATCACGAGCCAGTCATTATTATAAGCCTGAGCTGAATTTTCTGTCAAGTTTATAGTAGAATCTTGGCATACTACAGAGGCTTTTCCTAAATATAGGTTATAATGATTTAATATTTGGGTTCCTGTAAATTGATTTTCATATAATCCAATATTCTGAATTAGGCATCCTACGCTTCCGCCAAGCGAATAATTGAATTTAATTGGTCCTGAAATTGACTGAGAGTATGTTATTGCCACATGATGTAAATCTCCTGCTGTAAATATATCTGATACATTAGATACTGAGGTTTTATTTACTCCATTTACATATAATGAATTTACGTTGGTTTTACTCATAGCCCCCGCTCCGTTCCATGATACGTTTGAGGCTGCATATCCGTTATTTGATACAGAGGTTATGAGACCACTATTTGTAAGGTCATCTGGGGTATAAAAAAATTCTATAGTTTTTACAGGTATGTTAGCATTAATATAAAATCCAGAATCTACTGGAACCCTAATTCCATTTCTATAATCTCTAGACAAGATGGGA